CCACTCGTGTCTGCAAGATTCACTAATTGTTCCGTTATCATTCCACCAACCACCTCTTCTATCCCAAACAGAATAACCTAATCTTGCACTCATCATTTCTATATCACTTCTACTATATAGCTTTTTTGCATCTAATAAAGCAACACAAAATGGTCTGCTAGTAGTTTTATCTGAATCATTAAATCCTGTAATCCAATCATAAGAATATCTAACAAAGATTTCAGTTGTTTGTGGCTTTGTTTGTCCAACTGTTTTACTTAATGGCTTTGTTAATTCTCTTGATACTTCAATATCACTATTAATACCTTTTCCTATTTTAGTTTCTTTGACCTTTATAATTTTTCTATCCTCTAAATCCTTTAATATATTTTTTATATTATTAACATCCTCATCTAATACCTCTGCTAATACTTCAGGTGTAATGTCTTTTTGCTTTGCAATTTGGTCTAATATATCTGATTCTAATTGTGTAACATCTGCAAACATATAAAAGTCTGCTTCATCACTAAAACGCTTTTTAGATTTCCAAATATTATATGAATCTTGACTTTCTCCAAACTCATAGAATACACTAAAGTCTTGCGCTGCAAATTCAGCATCTAATTCTGCACCTAACCAAAGATTAACTTCTTCATCACTTAATGCATATCCTGTTTTTAACATTGCAGTTGCTTGTTCTCTATTTATTTTACCTTTAGAGAACTCACGAATAATTCTCTGCATATTTTGCCACTCTCTACCCTTTAAACCTTTAATATGCTCATTAACAGATAGTTCCTGTGCAGGTGCAGAAGCATCAGCAACAGGTTCATATTTAGTCATATCAATACCAATCTTTTCTAGTATCCATTCTTTAGGTGCTAATGCTACTATTGTAGCTTCGCTAAATTCAATACCTATTGGTTCTGTAGGTATAATTTTAATATCACTTTGAACTCCTTTAAATTTAGCTAACATATTAAATACACTTTCTAAATGCATCTGTTTAGCATTTACATAAGTATTTTTAAATATTTCATAGCCATCACGCATCTCTGTTCTAGTTCCTAATTTACCTGATTCAGCAATACCCATAATAGAAGGAGTAGTTACTTGATGCCCACTAAATATGTTAGTCTGTATCAATTCATCTATCTTTCCAAAATCTTCTTTTGTTAAATCACTTGTACCTAAGTCATCAATTACAGGCTTTCTAGATATGTCATTTACAAATGCAATCATATATTTCTTACCATCTGCACCACTATATGTCTTTCTAATTCTATTATCTACATTACGCTTTTCCTCATCATTAGGTTCGCCATTTGGTAAGGTAATAAGTTTACTAGCAGAAAACCCTGTTTGTGCATTTCCTAAGATATGCTTAGATACCTCAATGTCTGATTCAATATAATTTAATGCAGCAAAGTATGAAGGCAATCCATAGATACCAATATTAGGTCTGTATTCTTTAACGTATAAAATCTGTTTCCCAACAGGTTGTTTAGGATTAAATGCAGGTACTACTACAGGTTTTACTTTATTATCTTTCCAATCTTCTTTATACCAATACTGCGTATTATCTTTATTAGTACGCATCTTTGTATAATCGCAATGCCAAATCTCTGCAAGATTACCTGATAAATCCCAAATGATTTCTAAAAATGCACCACCAAATATTTCAATATCTAAAGATACCTTTCTAGTTAAATCGTTTAAAGATTCAACTCTATTTGCTTTGTCTATAAATGATTGTGCATCTAAATCTCCTGACCATCCATTGCCTGTAATGTAGTGTACCTTACTTTTAATAATTGCACTATGCTTTGATGACTTATTGTATAGGTCAACTATGTATTCAGGATAATCATTATTTTCTCCATATTTAATGTAGCCACCATCTATACCCTTCTTCTCTTTGAATTCAGGTTGCCTAGCCTCTGCGAATGTTAATACTCTTAAATCTATCATTGTCTAATTGTATAAGTGTCTGTTGTTGTATATTGGTTATATGTTAAGGTAGAACCTGAAAGCCACATAATACCTGTTTCTAGCTTATTTAATCCTGTTATATCTAAATTAGTAGTACTAGCCTGTTCGTATATTTCGTAAGTGTACTGACCTTCTAATGCGCTTTTAAACTTAGTATTTGTAACGATACTGAATTGATTGTATCTGTCTTTGTATAAACTTGTATCAGATGCATTTAAAACTACAAATGATATTACATTATTGCTGCTTCTATTTGTAAACACAAAAAGATAGTTAGGATTAGATAGTAACTGTTTTTCAGTTAATGTCATAATAATAATATTAGTTTCGCCTTTAGTTAAATGTATCATCAATTATAAATAGCATTTAAATGAATATTTACAAAATAAAAACCCCCACCTAGAAAACTAAGCAGGGGAACTAAACTATGAAAAACTACAAACTCTTATCCTGCAGTTGTAAGTGCAGTAGCAACTGCGCTATTTACTTCAGGTGCTAATGCAGGTTCTGCGCCTGTAAAAGTCAAAGTGTAACCACTTCTATCTCCTTCAGCAGTTCCTGATGTTGCATTTCCTGCGGTTAAATCTAATGCTCTTGTTTTACCTAAGTAGAAAAACTTACCATTATTATCTTTAGCAACTGCAACAAGTCTGTTTTGTGCCAATAACAAGATTTCGTTTCTTGTATTTGCTTGTAGCTTATTTAAAATTATTGTCAATTCAGGAGTATAAAACAAAGTACCATTTTGAACATTAGATGCTACATTCTCTGTAAACATTGATGTTCCTTTTGTTAATTCGTATTTATAGAATCTTTTACCTACGGCTTTTGTTAAAGCAGTAATTACACCACTTGCTTCGGTAGTAGATGTTACATCTGAACTTGCAATAAAATAAACTTCCGTAATACCACCTAGTGAATCACGACAATCTAAGGTATACCCTTGTGTTAATGCGCATGGCATATTATATTATTTTATTGTTTAAAAAATGGGGAGTATATTTCAACCCCCCTAATTATTTAGATAGTTACCTTTACAATCTCATCAGGGAATGCAATGTTAACACCCATTTTAAATTCAGCAGCGAATCTTACTTCATCAGCTTCTTTAGCAAAGAAGATTTCAAACTTTTCTTCTTCGTTCAATAAATCTGTACCTAAGAACAAGTTGCTTAAACGCATTGCGTAAATATCATTAGTTCCGTTAAGACCACCTACTGCAACAACTTTGATTGATGTTGCAGGCAATACAAATTCAGAATCAGCTTTACCATCAAAAGCATAATTGAACATATTAGCGTTCTTTAATGCAATTGTGTAAGTTCTAAAAGTATCTTGACCAACAAAGATAGTCATATCATCTGCAGCTACTACTTTAGCAGGAATTGCTCTGTATATGCCATCCATTAAAGATACAACGTTTGTAGGTGTAATAGATGTTAAAGGCGCACCTGAAACAAAACCTGATACGTTAGCATCAACAACACCTGAAGCAGCACCAATCAATTTAATTAAACCATCAAACTTGTTTAAGTTACCGTTTGCAGAAGCAGTATCACCTTGCCAAATTGCAGTCTCTAATTGAGCAGCAATAGTCAAAGCCTTTTTGTCTGAGAATTCTTGCTCAAAAGGAATTGAATCATAAGTAGAACCTGTTGGTAAAGCCTTTTGTAAATACTTAGATTCTAATGTCTTAGGACATAAAGCCTCTTGTACTTTAATTTTACCTACTGTTACAGTTCTTTGTGTGAAAGAAGTTGTACCTGATGCGTTCCAACCACAAGTACCACCTGCTTGGAAAAATGCATCTGTATCCATAATGTTGATTGTCTCTGCAGACTTTACACCAACCATTACATTACCTGCACTCTTAATTAAAGATGCAGTTTTTGCGCCTAATACTGAAGAAGTAACCAATAATGCTTCGTTCTCCTTAGTATAATTTGTTAATGAACTTACTGAAAATGCCATTGTTTATAAATTTATTTGTTTAAAATTGCGTTTCTATATTTCTCAATTCTTTCGTACTTGCTATCATTAGTAGTTACATAAGATTGAAATGCGTTTGCTGCTTTTTGAGTAGGCTCTGCAGTTGGTGTGTTTGAAAGTGCTTCTACTAATTCAGCTACTTGTGCAAATCCACTTTTAACTTTGCTCTCTAATTCAGCAATCTTCGCATCTAATTCCATTTTTTTCTTCATGTAATCATTCTTCAACTCTTGAATCATTGCATTTGTATCTTGTGCAGGTGCAACAGGTGCAGCAGGTGCAACAGGTTCTTCCTCAATGATATCTTCTTTAGGAGTAGAAATTTCTACAATAGCACCTAATTCATCAACCGTAATAGATGTGCCATCCATTAATTGATGTTCGCCTAAAGGTGCAGGTGTACCATCTTCTAATGTAACTAAACCACCAATTTCTAAAGCAGATATCATAACCTTTGTTCCATCTACTAAAGAATATTCAGCCATTTCTACCTTTGTTACTTCAGGTGCTTTTTCAGCAACAGGAGCAACAGGCTCAACAACTTGTGGCATATTTTCAAATAAGGCTCTTATTTGCAATAATGCTTCTTTTGTGTTCATTTTTCTTTTTATTTAAATGTTTATAATTATTAATATTTATCACTTAAAAATCAACCTGACATAATATGTCTTTGATTTTTTGCATTTTAACTTCTTCTTCAGTTACTTTAGGTGCATAGTTAAATATCCCTTCAATAGAAAATCCATTAATCATTCCTTCTTTTACCTTCTGCCATACCTCATCATTTTCTACTAGCATAGATACAAACCAACTACCATCAGGAGCATCTTCAAATCCTTTCATTGGTTGTATACCTCTTGATTTATCACTAATAAAACTTTCAAACATTGTAACCCCTGTCTCAATTTGATTAGGGTCATGCATTAAGTTTACGTTGTTTTGATAG